ACCTATTGCTATTCCGCAAGATGTACAGGAACTAGCACTTGGTCCTGATGCGATTATGCGTTCTGCTAATCCGCAAGGTATCCGCCGTGTTCCATTAGAACTTCCACCTGGAGTCTTTACTGAGTCTAGCGTACTAGAGCGAGAACTACGTTTAGGTTCACGCTATCCAGAAGTACGTAGCGGTAATGTTGATGCTTCAATCATTACAGGTCGCGGAGTACAAGCCCTACAAGCTGGCTTTGATACTCAAGTTCGTGCAGCACAAGCACAGTTTGCAAGACTATTCACCGAGCTAGTATCACTTAGCTTTGAGGTGGATGAGAAAATCTTTGGTTCTATGACCAAGGAAATCAAGGGAGTAGATGACGGTACTCCGTTTAATATGAAGTATGTACCAAGTCGTCAGATTGCTGGCGAGTATGGTGTAGATGTTCGCTACGGCATTATGTCTGGTATGAATCCAAACAATGCCATTATTGCTTTACTACAGATGCGAAGCGACAAACTTGTATCAAGAGATTATGTACGCAGAGAAATTCCTATGGAGTTAAATGTCACTCAAGAAGAGCAGCGTGTGGATATTGAAGAGATGCGTGATTCTTTGCGTCTTGCTGTTGCTCAGTATGCTCAGACCATTCCAGCACTTGCAGCCCAAGGTCAAGATCCTTCTCAGATTGTTTCTAGAATCGCCGAGGTTATTAAGGGTCGCCAAAAAGGTAAACAACTTGAGACGATAGTTGAAGAAGTATTTGCTCCAGAGCCAGCTCCAGAAGTCCCAACAGAAATGATGGGCGAACAAGTTCCAGCAGCAGGTATGGCCCCCGTTCCTGCCTCGCAGCCAACTCAAGAACAAATGGGTGCGGCCCCTGCTGCTGGCTCTCGTCCAGATATTGCTACATTACTCGCATCTATTGCAGGGTAGGGAGGTGTAAAATGAAAAAAGGTGGTCGTGCAAAGGCTCCAATGGCAAAGCCAACTGAGGGCAAGAAGGATATGAAGAAACCAGCAGGAGGCAAAGTTGCTTTTGGCTATGCTGGCAAAGCTCGTAAAGGCAAGAAGGCTTAGTTTTATAGTGAGAGGATAGAGCGTGGAAGATAAAGATTACGTACCACGCTCTGTCACTCTCGCAGATTTCTTTGTAGTTATATCAGGTTTCTTTGTGAATATAGTCCGAGCTGTAGAGATGCTCGCATCAGAACTTTTAGATTTAGCAGTGTATAACGCAAATAGAACAACGAAGGTTTCCAAAGTGTGGGAACAATTTACTTCAGATTTAGAAAAGATGGAGGATCCAAATGGCTAGAGGGCCTATGGCAGGTGTATCAGGACCTGGTAAATTCTCCAAGAGAACAGATGGTATGTCATTCCAGTCTACAGAATATGGCTCAGGTGTTGAGAACACTGCTAATAAAGCAGGAGCTCCACTAGCTAAAACTCCAGATGTGCGTGCAACATCTCGTAGCGAAATGGGTATGGCTCCAAGTCAAATGCAACCAGTAACTTCGCTATATGCTCCATCGCAACGTCCAGATGAACCAATTACTTCTGGTATTGCAATGGGTGAAGGTCCAGGACCAGAAGTTTTAGGAATGAATAATAATATTGATACCCAAGAAGACAAAGATAGAATGATATCTTATCTTCCAGCTCTTGAAGTAGTTGCAGCATCACCTAATTCATCTCAAGCATTTCGTAACTATGTAAGGCAACTGCGAGCTAATCTTCTATGAGTGATAGAGAAATTGCACAAAGGGTATATTCTGAAAAACTTCAAGCAAAGAATCCCTCTGCCTTTGACACTATGGGAACCTTTAATCGTTATTACAACGACCCTCGTAATCCTGCTTCGTTAGCAGCTCCTGCGGATTTTGGAAGAGCTCTACCTCCAGCCAATCGCGCTGAAGCGCAACAAACTCTTACACGCCAAGAAGAGTTAAAAAAAACTGAACAAAAAATTGGTTTCTGGGGAAATCTTTTTAAGTATATGGAGAAGGCTTACAACCTTTCAGCCCAGGCAGTTTCTTTTGGTTTACTTGTTGGCGAGGAAACTAATCCACTTTATCAGGGTAAAGGATTAGATGTAAGTAAAGTTCGTCAATCTTGGGATAAAGCTCGCACTGTATCTCCAGGTAGAGCCTTAGTAAGAACTCTTACTGGTCAGCCATTAGATCTTATAGAAGATGCTCTCAATGCAGCAACTCTAGGTAAGAGTCGCAATAAAGCAGAGAAGTTTATTAAAGACCATTTACTTTTTGCTGCTAACGACTTTGATATCTACGATAAAGAACAAGCGGAAAAGGCTTTTCGTGAGCAAACCTATGGTCGCTTCTCATCTTGGGGAACGGATGTAGTTGCTCGCTTTGTTATTGATCCTACTATTATTGTAGGTAAAGCTGTTAAAGTTGCTCGTGCTGCTAAGTATGCAGTAAAAGGAACTTCTGAACTTAAAGCGGTTCTTGCTGGAGAAAAAGTTGGACCTAGAGCAGAACGTATCAAGGCAACCTTACAAGATTTCGTAGAAAAAACAGATGACCTTACAGCAGCAGAATTATTCCGAATTAAAGCTATTCGTGAGTCTGCAGCTCCTGCATCATTCTCTGACCTTATAGCTAAGGCTAATAAGATTGAAGATGTTACTGCCCGTCACGCAGCAAAGACTGATATAGTCCAATGGGCTATGGGCGATGTTGGTGCAGCTACCCGTTTATTACAAACTAATAAAGATATAGCAGCAGATATTGCTAACCTACAAGATGAAATTGTAGGAGCTAAGTTCTTTGGTGCTGGTGTAGATAATGTTAGCGGTCAATTAACAATGGATTTAGTAAACCAAGGCGATAATCTTGAAAAGAATATTGCTATGGCTGCTCAATATGAGCAGGAACTAGCCTCTAATATCCAGAAACTAAGCGCTGAAGCAATTATTAACCCTAATATTATTCCTAGTGTAGATGCCGTATCTCGCATAAGGACAACAGCCTTTAGAAGTCAAGGTCTTATTGACCTTCGTTCAGGTGCTGCAAGCACTCCGCTACGTATTATTACTGGATTTGCCTATAAGCGTCCTAAAGGTTGGATTGATTTTACTGATAATCAGTCATTACAGACTGTAGATAATCTACTTAGCAGAGTTCGTGGCGTATCTGATAAACAAGAAAAACTTTATCTTGCTAATATTTCTAAATTAGAAAAAGATTTACTTCTTACAACTGACGAAACTCAAAAGAAAATCATAAAAGCTAAAATAGATGCCAATAAGCGTAGCATTGAATTATCAAAATTTACTGTTGAACGCAAGAATGAATTGTTTGATAAGTATGTTGCTACAGTAGATCCTATACAAAGAGCTAATGTCTATCAAGAAATAGAGCGAGAGCTCTTTGATACTGTCGCTCGTCAGTTTGGATACACTAATCCTGAAGATGTACGTAGGGCTTGGGCTACTTTTGCAGGAGCAAGAGCTAGAGCACATAACTTAATTCGTGAACGCGCCTATACTGGCGCTATAGACCCTGCTACTGGTGGTCCAGTAGGTGGAAGATTAACACCTATTGAAGGTATTGATGGTACTCAGCTAGTTATTCCAATGCCTTTAACTGAATCTCAACTGTTAAAAGAACTACCAACCCTTGATATTGATGGTATGTATGGCGCTTTGACTAAAGCAACTCGTGCAGCTCGCTTTGAAGCACTAGGTCCTGTTTATGCTTTCCAGCGCGGAGTTGGAGAATTAACTCAAAGCATTGATTCCTTGATTAAGTTTGAGGTTTTAGCTCGCGTTGGATATCCAATACGTAGCGTTACTGAAGGATTCTTACGTATTGCCAACACTGTTGGCGCTATGGCTATCTTAAACCGTACAGGAATAGGCGTTAAGAATATAGTTCAAAACAGATTCAAAGATGCTAAGCCTACTGAGATAATTGATTATCTAGATAGCGTTAAACTCAACACCAAAAAATCTGAACTTCTTGCTGGCATTGATGATGCCGATAATCCAGAGTTAATTGAAAGACAAATTGCTGAAATTGATGCAATGCTTGACGGTAGAATAAAGATTAAAGACAAGTTTGGTCTAGGTCTTCGTGAGATAAAGATTGGTGATGAAGTTATCACCTACGAAGATGCTTTCGGAGCTACCCCTGCTAAGGCTAAATACATTCAACAAAGATTTATTGTCAACGCAGCTACCCTAATGGATAATGCTTTTAGCGAATCATCTAGTAAACTACGCAATGCCACTGAACTTAGTGGAGATTGGGTAGTTATCAAAGGCACAGATGAGAATTGGGCAGAGTCCTATGCTCGTGTAGTTAATCGCCAACTGCGAGGATCTAAACTTGCATCTATCTTATTAAAAGATGCTCCTAGGGAGCAAGTTATGAACAATGCAAAGATGTTCCTTCTTAAAGATCCAGAAGGCCGACAGATATTAAAGAACCTTGCTCTAGGTCGTAACGTAGATGAGTTAGTAGAGGCCAATATGCAAAATATTGAGTCGCTGTTTCCATCATATATTAGCCCTGCATTGAGGGCTATCGCTGCTAAACGTAATATAACAGCAGATGATATTGCTAAGTATATACCAGTAGCTGGTCGTCCAGATGTAAACGCAGCTCAAGTAAAGACTGCTCTTGGTCGCGGTGCTCCTATGCGTATCTGGTCTAACTTCCTAGATAACTTTTACAAGGGATTCGGTGAATTACCTGAAGCAACCCTTGTTCGTAATCCATTGTTTGTAGATTTATACCGTAAGCGTATGGATGCTTTAGTAAAGAATGCTATTGATGAGTACCCTGGAGACAGTATTCCACCAGAGTATTTACGTAGCTTAGAAAACAAATCTCGCCAATGGGCTAGAGCTGAAATGCGTAGAACTCTTTACGATACATCAGAACGTGTGGATGCAGCATCTACTATGCGTTATATTTTCCCATTCTTTGGTGCATTTGCTGACGTTGCTGAAAAGTGGGGTCGCATTATTCTTAACGACCCATCAACTATCCGTAAACTAGAAACAGTTTATGATTCTCCAGACCGCAATGGTATGGTTGAAGAACGCAATGGAATTAAATACATTAACATTCCTGGTGAGTGGGCTAAGTTCCTACGTCTTGATCCAGGTGAGCGTCCAATCTCAATTCCAAAGCCATCATTAAACCTTATCTATCAAGGTAATGCTTGGTGGAATCCAGGTGCTGGATGGTTTGTTCAGTATCCATTATCATCTATTTTGAAGAAGTATCCCGAAAAAGAAACCAATAAGGTTATTAGAGAAATCCTTCCTTATGGTCCACAAGATACCCGTATAAGAAGTTTTCTTATCCAGAACGCAGCGTTCCGCCGTGCTTTAGATGGCTTTGACCCAGAAAGTCCATTACGTTCTAACCTAACAGTACTTGTAATGGCAGAAGAAAGCCATAAGTATGCTACAGGTCAGCGCGATAAAGCTCCATCTCCTGATGAAATCAATAACAAAGTAAAATTTATTATTGGTCTTGATGTAGTATCTAGAGCGTTGCTGCCTTTTGCTACCCAGACTCGCAGTCCTTATCAGTTCTGGATTGATGAATACCAGCGTATGCGCGGAGAAGACCCAATAAACGCTGCTGAGAACTTCTATAACAAATATGGTGATGAGTATTATTACTTTACAACTAGCCTTTCTAGGAACTATACAGGCGTAGCTGCAACAGTTGAGGCTGATAAGAGAGCAAAGCAATTAAAAGACCTTATCGCTACCAATCCAGAGTATGGCTGGTTCTTGGTTGGAGATGCTAATGCTGGTGAATTCTCGCCTACTGTTTATCGTAAGCAGAGAGAACAGGCAGTAGCTCCTGGTTCTACTCAGAAATTCCGTGAAGCCCAAGATCCATACGATGCTATTCAGGATACCAATGCAGAGCGTGGTTGGATTCTTTACAACAAGGCTATGGACCGTATTGAAGTAGAGCGTGTAAATCGTGGTCTTAAGAGTCTAGAGTCTAAAGGCGCTGAGGATTTGAAACAGTTAAAAACTGATTTTATTTCTGCTCTGTCTAAAGAAAATCCTGATTGGTCTGCAGTGCGAGGTAGGATTGATACCCGAAAGGTTATGAACTTCCTGACATTTGCTAAGAAGGCAACTTCTGATCCTAGGCTTTCACCTCGCAATGATATGAAAACTATGGCTGATTATCTAAAGGGTCGTCAGTATGTTGTTACATTATTATCGCAACGTAAATCTAAAAATATTAACAATGAAGAAAATGCTGATCTAAAAGAACTATGGAGTGCTTTTACTGGTGCTCTTATTGATAGAGATGTTACGTTCAATAGAGTCTATACGCGTATTCTTGAAAATGATACTTTGTTAGAAGGGCTATAATGAGTAAAGACTTTGTAGAAAATTTTTTCAACAACTATGGTAATACAGCATCTGCTGCTGGAACTTATGTGAACAAAGTTTATCTTGGCTCTCAAAAGGTTCCTGGTTATACAACTCCAAGTCCTACAGGTGGCACATATACTGTTGAGCCAACATCTAAAGACCTTACAGAGA